TTACCCAATATTCGATTTCAGTGTACGGTCTGATGTTGGATTAAAAGCCGGTGCACTGACTGGCCCCACAAACGAAACATTACCGGAGGTTGGCGATATCGACATTGCGTTAGCAATGCCAGAAATATCAACCGCGAAACCGGAAGAACCAGAACCCCTCACAAGAGTCTGTGTTGCAGCGGTATCGTCAGCATTTCTGAATCCATGCCCCGCAGAAACACCACCAATATTTCGGTAAGTAAATGCTGTGGTAACTGCGTTCCCGACCAATGCAAGTGGCGAAGCGCCAACAGCTGTGGAACCAACCATAATCATGCCAAGATTCTGGTCATAATACAAGACAGACGGCCCTGGTCTACCTATCGAGGAATTAATGCGCAGCCGGGCGCCGGGGCGAAGATGGTGGTCCGTCCCATAGAACTGCGATGAAGCATTTAAATCAATCTTAGGGCTTCCATCAACCGTTTTAGCACTGGCTATATATAACGTTGGAGTTGCCGAACCAGTAAAGAATTTAAAATTTCTATAGCCATTGTTATAGTTTGAAAAACCAAAATCAAAACTCTCGCCTGTGTCATTGACCAGGTTAAGGCCATTAAAACGAATACGCGCCTGATAAGGCCCGACACTATAATAGCGCTGTTCTACCTTCTGGTTCGCAGTTGAGGCCATCGTATTAACTGGATTGTAACGCGCAGCACCTAATCTCGTTCTGTCAGCATCCATGTCAACGGTAGCCACAAACACATCAGATCTATCAGAATTATGCTCAACCCTGGCGGCAAATGGAATAACGATACGGTTACCAAACAAGCATGCGTGCTGGGCTCCAGCTACCGCAGCTGAAGTGCTTAATGCGCCTGATGCCTGGCATAGCATATAGGTTTTAGCTGATGAAAAAATAAGGTCGAAAGCATCATTTAGGCTGGTTCTGCTTACCCATATTCCAGCCTGTTGCGATGAAACGTTAGTTGCATCATAGCGATTTGCATAGACAAACCATACTTCACTAAAGTCAGGACTATAAACAGGTGATACAGGGTTTACAGATTGAGCAAATGGCGTAGTAGTTGGGCCTCTTTTCACAGCAAGAGTAGTTGCATCAATAACCCATGCTTTAGGATATCCTTTTGAAATATCCTGTGAACGTGCTGTTACAAGTATTTCATTTCTTCCAGATGAGTACAGGAAATTCAGCTCACATTGAATAAGTGTGCCGTTGAAGTTATCAGCGGCATTCATCAGTACAATTCTCTGGAAAGAATAGTTGTCAGTATTAATTGCAAGATAACCAAGCTCACCATCAATGCTGTGATAGCCTGTGATATATCTACCCTGAGAATCAAGGCAAAAACCGTGTAGCTCAACAGCATCATAACCCGTAGTTGATTTTATATTTATATCAGCGACTTTTGACCAGCTAACTCCACTGTTGCTTGATTCATATGCCTCGTACCGCATTGCTGAAGTATCGCCACCGCCAGCACGAAAACGTACCAGAGCGATTAACTTATTTGCGGCTGCGTTATATCCGAGCGACCAGGCCGATGCAGACTCAGTACTATTGTGCTGCGCAATCATCACCGGCGCCGTCCAGTCCAGCCCATTATGCGAAGAAATAACCATCGCATCCTGTACTACAGATCCATGAGCAGTTGCGTAGTTATACCCAACATACAGGTTATTATTGAACTTAACTGCCTTACCTTGCGGCCAGTTAGCAAAACCAATGCCGTGATCGGTAATTCTGGATACAGATGTTTGATAAACAGAATTAGCCAGATCATTGACTGTGCCACCCTGCGGCGTGCCAACTAAATCACCACCGAGTCCTTTATCGTGAGAGGCTAATTTAATTGCTAAATCTGCGGTATCTGTCATCCCAAAAATAGGCACCGGATTCCCATTGCTATCCCACCCAAACAACGAATTACGTCTGGCTAAGTTATTGGTTACCTCAGCCACCGTTGCTTCAGGAACCCGGATTGTTCTGCTGAAGTTGGCATCTATTTTTTGATTGAGTGCAGCATCTCCTGCCTTCCACGCATTTGTGTTATCCACGATCGAACTATCAACATATTTTTTGGTTGCGGCATCGTGCGCCTGTGACGGGTCACGCAGGTTACGAATACGGTTGTTGAGTGCGTCGTAATAGTTCGCGAGCCACGATGGCTTCCTGAGAGATAGACCGGACCACCACCCATATGCCTGCTGCACCAGCATGGTCAACTTATCGAGAGCATCTTCGTGGATCTCAGGAAAGAAGCCCCCCTGGTTCCTGATGCTGGCTTCCTGCGTAACCGGCGTGCTGCGCTCGATAGAGATTTTGTAGCCAGCTGGCAGCGCTGATGTCAGAACCACCTTCCCCCCGTTGTAACGGTTCACGCCGGTAACCGTGTAGTCGGTACCGAGTGTTAGCGTCACGATGCTTTCGGAGGTATCCAGCGTCTGCACCAGCAGGTGGCTTTTATCAAGAATGCGGAACGTGAAATCGTATTGGGTAGTGGCGCCGTTTCCGGTGTACTCGTTACGGCTTACCTGCGTTGAAACTGTCATAGTCTGCTCCAGTGGTCAGCGCTGGCGCGCGTGCATAGAAGCATTCTATTACCCATCAAACCATATATGAATAAAACAGATCGAAACAAGCAAAAACATTACCATTAAGGTAAACAAAAACCTTCTGGAAAACCCTGTTACCTTTTGATATATGTATTTTTACAGTATTTATCGGAGTAATCCTAATGCCAGAGCGGTACCAGTATCCTGTCGACGAAGGTTTTGCGGATCGTATTCACACCCCGGAAGGGGTCAGATCCCTGGTTGTAAAATCACAGCTGATGGAGTTGCTCAGGGAAATGGAGCGAGACGGCCACGATGTCAGCGGTGCGGCGGCGGAACTGGTGGCACTGGTTAACTATGTGACAAGCTCGCAGTTGTCTATGCGGGAGCTGCAAACACACCTGGATTTCTGCACAATGCAGATCAGGCAGCAACTCAGATAGTGATTGAAAATTACTGCATGGGACCGTGATGACCCTACAAAGTTGGCTAATGCCGTATCACTCTGTTTCATTCTGGTTCACTCAGTTTCATTGCGTCGTTGATCTTTTTTGAGTAAGATTACCAATAAGGTAATTCAACCAAACATTGAATTCCTTCCGACGAGGCACCACAAGGTGTCTGGTAACGTTGAAAAGGAGGTAACATGAAAAAGTGGTTTGACGAATTTGATGGTTTTTAAATCAGGTTAACCTCTTAGGCGGGATTTCCCCGCCTTTTTTATGGATTTTTTTCATGACACTAGACGCAGTTACATTACAAATAATTAGCAATATCATAGTGTTAATAGGCGTTCTTGTCGCCATAATCACCATTGTCTATAACGTGCGAACAGCGAAGAAAACACAGACCGCTGTATTTCTGTTCGAAAGCAGAAAAGACAAAGACTACATCGAGTCACTGCATATCCTCAAGAAAGCCCACCAGTCAGGAAAATCATTCCGTTCGTATGTTTTCCCCATAGAAGGCACTTCTATAACAGAACAGGAAATGGATGAACGCCGTAAGTTCCAGTATATACTTAACTTTTATGAGCGCGTTGCAGTAAGCATCAGGCAAGGTATCTATAACGAAGAGATGATCAAACGAACTTCGTACACAACTGTTATCGAAACTTGGGATATTGCTGAACCGTTGATTAGAGCCATACGAGAAAAAATAAACTCCGAAATTACCTATCAAGAATTTGAATGGCTAGCTACCAGGTGGAAAAAGAAGAAGCTGAAAAAGAATTAAGCCTGCGCCGCGGGCTTTTTGTGGCTTCCTTCCTGGTTCGATCCTCAATCACCATACCTAATATTTTGGTAATAACACTCGCTTAATTATTACCAAAATGGTAAATTTACAACCCATTTCCCTTGTGCCATAGTGATCGGGCATCGGCAAAATCCGGTGCCGGGATTGGCGTCCCGGATAACTAAACGGCGCACAACACGCGCACTGCGTGTTTTTTTGTGCACGCGCTCTGACGCACCTATCCAATGGTGGGCTGGGCGGGGGTCCGAAAGGACGCCGGTATCCGTTTAGGCCGGTACGCCAACTCCGTTCAGTTCACCACCAGTAATTGGCGTTGCGGTGGTGATAACTCTACTAAGCGGGGTATCACAATGAACACCAAACCTTCCATTTTCAATTTCGAATCAGACTCAGCTATTCGCGCTATTATGATCGATGGCAATCCTTGGTTTTTTGCATCCGATGTTTGCCGCGCGATTGGCATCGCAAACCATCGTGATGCAGTTCGCAAACTTGATGATGACGAGAAGGGCGTCGGCTCAACCGACACCCTTGGTGGTGAGCAAGAATCAGTTATCATCTCCGAGTCTGGCCTCTACACCCTTATCCTCCGCTGCCGCGATGCGGTGACGCCGGGCACCATCCCCTACCGCTTCCGCAAGTGGGTAACCAGCGAGGTGCTGCCGCAGATCCGCAAGACTGGCCGCTACGTTCGGGAAGAACTCTCCCAGGCTGATAAAGCCCGCATGCTGGCGCAGGAGATGACCAGCAGCATGTTGCCGGCGATCATGGATGCACTGCAGGTCGAGCAGAAGCATTACACCTTCCCTCTTAACCGACGCTATCAGGATCACATCCATTCACCTGATGGCCTGCGTGAACTGGCGAAAAGCTCAATGGTGATGAAGCTGCTCCGCGAACTCGATGCTGATGGGCATGACGTATCCGGCGCGGCAGCGGAGGTAACGGCCATGCTCAGCTACATTGTTGGTATCGGCACCGTACTGCGCGACATAGAGACGCATGCTCAGTACGTGATGGCTAAGGCCAAGGGTTACTGAGGTTGCTGGCGCAGGGAAGCGCCTTTGAATGCGTTTGTACATTCGTCCTATTCATCGCTTTTCATCTCAATTCATTTTGCATCATTGCTCAAATTTGATTAAGATTAAGCCAACGGTACTCAACCAAATGTTGAGCTGATTTGCGGAGATGTCCATGTCAAAAATAGTTGCTCTGAACGCGGATGAAGAACAAGGCAAAAAGCCTTCTATTCGCCAGCGCCGGCTGCTAACTAGAGCTGGCTTGCATAAGGCTAGGAGAATGACTCATCTCGATGCGCTGGCTGAAAAGCTTGGCTATCAGATTGTGCGCGGAACATACGTTGCTTTTCGCCATACAGTTACCGTTGAGAGCATAAGAAAGCTTCCTCATGCCGAGGTAAATCTTGTGCCGCGCGTGAAAAAAATGACGTTTACCGAAGCATGTAACATTTCCCGGGAACTATCTGATTCGCGGGAAGAGCGCCTGATGAGTGCCAGCTTTGATGGGCCAGAATAAATATTCAGGCGGGGTATATTCAGAGTCAAAGTTTAAAACCGATGAGATATTAAAAGGTTTTAAGGACTCGTTTATATATCATTGGCGATTCGGACACCATCCTGATTTCGGGAAAGATAGTCTTTTCCACAAACCACCTTGTGTTTACCCTATCCACTTAAGAAAAGTTCATGTAAATATTGGGCTATATACCAATGCGCATGGATTAAGCGGCACTGAGGAGTGCTGGGACAACTGGTCCACAGGTCGTTATGGCCCAGGCGGATATGAAAAACAGATTCCTACATCTGACGCCTATCTGATTTATGCTGTTTGTGAAAAAAGAAATGTTGGGGTTTTAGATTTTTGGTTTCCGCCAGCTCACAAGGAAGCGGAATTCGAATCATCAGTTCAGTTCGTTGTTGAGCTGGCAGATAAATTTTATGAGTCTATATCTTCGAAACCTATGGGTAGGGATCAGAATCCTTGGCATCCAGATTATTTAGTTAAGAAGCCCGCATAGCGGGCTTTTTGATGGATGAAATCTGAGCACAGCGCTACAATCATAAAGCCACGGTTCAGTGGTCTACACATGGTAAGTGAAAATGAAAAAAGCATTAGCAGTGCTGTTTGTTCTGTTGTCTCTGGGTTCAGCTACACAAGCTTTCGCTGGTAACTGCCAGCATCCTGATGATACTGCAGCTGATGGCTCACGCTGTGGCGGCCGTTCTGCTGACTCCCGCCCCGGCGGTCAGTGATAATTAAGGCCGCGAAAGCGGCCTGTTTAACTCATTGGTAA